CCGTCACCAGCAGTATAAATTTCTCTGCGAGTAACTTCGTCAACTTGGTCAATACCCCAATTACGGATATCTTCCATAGCTTCTGGACTAACATAAAGATCAGTTAGTAAACCTCTATTATTTGATGTGCTGTTACCGCCGCCATTACGACGCATAACAGTTTTCATGAGACTTACTAGACGCTTGGTGAACTGACTGCTAGCAGCATCGCTATCGTATACAACGATATTACGATCAACGCCAGCAGCAAGTAGTGTGTGCCAACCGTCATCATTCATCTTCTTAACAAAAGAAGCTTCGAGAACTTCCATAGCACGACCAACAACGTCCCAACGGGCGTCACGAGCATACTTTAGAAGATAATCGATACTAGCACCAACGTCATAGGTTGGAACCATGACGTAATCACCTTCAACATGGCGCTCTGGAATGTAGCCATGGTTTGGGATTGTATAGGCAACGAAATCTTTTTCTGTGCCTGGAGCTAAGAAATCGAGTGGGAATTCTGGAGTAGCACTTTGAGCTAATTGAATTGGCTCGAAGATACCATCAAGAATATCGCCACTAAGGATACCTTTACGAAGAGGAAGCTCAAGAGCTTTTGCAAATTCTGCATTAGCAGCAAGAGCAGTCTCTCTATTAGCCGAACCAGAACGCATTAGAAGATCTGTTAATTCTGGTGTTGGCTGAAATCTTTCGGTTTTAGCTGACATGTGTTTTTCTCCCTTTATTTAAAAAATGAATTATAGGTTAACTGATACTTTGGCATAACCGTCGGTGTCTTTGGCACTTAGGAATTGACCAACTTTAACAGCATTTGTTGAACTGGTTCCAATTAGACCACTGACACCAACATAAGCATCAGCACCAGCAGATGGTGTTGTGCCTGCAACTAGCATGTTTGTTGTTACTTGACCTACTCGAAGGAGGGTGACCTTGCCACCAACCTGTGTCTCGTCTTTGTGCCAATTGATGTGTTGTCTTGTTAGATCAAGATTAACAACATCATTTAATAGAACGCCTACTGGCTTAGCGCCAGAAGCCACAGCAGCATATGCTACTACAGCATTGCCATCATCCATCGAAACGCCAACACCACTAGTGGCTGTTACAACACTAACAACACCACCTCGCTCGGCTGTTGATGCCATGAAGAATGAAACGTCAGTTAAAAGTTCGATACGATCTGGTTTTAGAGCCATTGTAATTTCTCCGTATTAATTGGTGATTACTTATTGTTTTTTTTACCTAGTTTACTACTTACAAATTCGATCAAAGCTGCTCTAGTTGTTTCTAGTGCAGATACTACATCGTCGCTACCAACGCCCAAATTTACACTAGCTTCAACTTCGGCTGTTTCTAGCACCGATGGATCTGCTTCAACTGAAGTTTCTTCTGATGCTTTTTTGCGCATCATCATAGCTTCTTCTTCTTCTTTCTTTTTGATCTTTTCTAACCAAGGTGGCATTTTGCCAGCAAAAAGAGAAGTCATAGCTTGAAAAGCTTCATCATCCAAACTTTCGAATTTGTCAACTGTTGCCTCGGCTGATTCATTATCAATACCAGCCTCAATTAAAGTAGCCATTCTTTTCATTTTCTTTTCTTTCTTCATCATGGCTTCTTCTTTGGCAACATATTCTGCGATAGTGGTAAGAGCAGCTTCTAATTCACTCTTTGCTTTCTTCATCATCTCTTCTTCTTTTTTCATTTGCTCTTCGGTCTTTTTAGCTGCTTCTGATTTGATTTGTTCAATTTCAGCTTTTAGTGCTTCATTGGCAACAGTTAACTCTTCAATTTTTGATGTTAATTCTGCAGCATTAACTTCTGCAACCTGAACAACTTCTGTTTGTTCAACTTGTTCTACTGCTGCAACTTCTGCAACAACTGGCACTTCTTTATTTTCCGTATTAATTTCTGTATTAGCTGAACTCATAATTAAAGTCTCCGATTGTATATTGGATTGAATATTTAATACACCTGAATTGACAATTTCTTGATTTTTTTCTTTATTATTATCATTTATAATAAGATTATTATTTGGAGATATTAGATTTTTAGAAAATATAATGCTATCTTCATTGGCTGGTTTATTTACAAATCCTTTGCCACTAAATGTTATATTTCTTAAAACTCTACCAATTTTATAGTCTTGATGTTCACCGATTCCACCATAGGATCGTAAAAATTTTGTTAAATATGCTGTTTCAGAATTACGTCCTAATATTTTATATTCTCCGGTACTCTTATTTAATAAACCATAATCGAATCCTTTAAAAAAACATTCCATACTAACATATTTTGTGCCGTCTTCTATCTCTGATATTAGTTTTAAGGATCGTTCTCTCAGATCTTCACTACTAAAACCTTTATAAATAACTGATCCTGTTAAAATATGATATTTTTCTGGAAGATTTTCTACAGGAGTATTTTCATCTATTAATATTCCGTCTTCTGTGATTGGCCAATTCGAAACAATATGGCCGATAATACTATGTTCATCGTGTTCTAAATTTGTTGGTTTGTGTTCAGGAGTATTTTTAGCATTCCATACTTCTACTTTATCAAAGATATCATCATTTTTGTTCCATGAAGATGATACTAAAATAGATTGAACATAATATAGATCTTCGTCATCAAAAGATGCTATGCTTTTTAAGTATTTTGAGTCTTTTTTATTTCCGGCATATGGCTCAACAACACAAGCATATGATATTGATGCTGAACTTTTTAGAATTTCTTCTAATCCGTCATTTTTTTCTTGATCATATATTTTCATATTATTTAACCTTTATTTTGGTTAGTTATCTATTTCAGTATACACCATAGAATAAAAAGATGCTTTAGCCTGCTTAGTCTCGTCAACAGATAATTCTCGACCAATATCGGACTGTAAAGCTTTTAGCCATATATAGTATTTATTTAATATACCATTATTATTTTCTAAAGAATTTAAATTATTTACAATCGACTCATCTGCTATAGAAGAAAATGGAGTAATATTTAATAATATATTAGTTTTAATATCTTCTAATTTTTGAGATTCTGTATTACTTAAACTTCTTAAATTTTTCTTTTTAAAGAACTCTAGTATAATCGGATTAATTACTTCGCTAATTTTTTCCTGTGCTCCTGATGCCCACAATACTAATTTAGCTCCGGTTTGAGGAGAGAATTTTTTAGTCTGTCTTTTTTCGCTATCTTTAGATAATTTTGGGCGACCTTCTCCTGGCTGTTTTGGTAAAGAAGAAGTTTTTGGGCCACTATTTCCACCTCCAAATGGAACTGATGGAGTTTTCATTTCAAGAGCAGATTTTTCTCCTCCTTTTTTCTTATCTAAGTCTAATCCTATTTGACTTGGTGAAACAACTCCTGTTTGTAATGCAATCTTTTTCAATGAATTTTCAAACTGAGGATCAAACCATGGGCCAGATTTTTGAACCATTCTATTACTATCTCTTTCTCTACTTTCTCTATTAAGTCTACTTTTTTCCATATCAGGATCAATACCAAATCTTGTTTGTAATAATTCATCGCTAATAAGATTTCTATCAGCTAATTGTACTAATAATGCCTTTTCAGTATCTTCATTGCTAAGATCCATTCGATCAAATTCAATTTTTGCAGGAAACTTGAAGCCCATAGCCTTTTGCACAATTGCTATTTCTTCTTCCCAGAATTCTATAAGTCGATCTCTACCATATTGTAGTCTTTGAGTTAATGTTTTTAAACTAATAAAATTATTCGTGGTACCTGCGGCGCCGAATGTTCCTGTAAGAGTAGGAGGTATTCCCAAACCAGCATATATTGCATTTAAGTGAGGAATATATTTACCTTCTCCTAGAAAATTATGAACATTGGTATTGCTTTCTAATAACTCTATATCTGGCCCCCAAATCAAATCCATTGTACCTCCGCCAACATTATTGCCAAGAATCTGAGCAAGCTTGGATGTTGCTGCTTTAGTTGGAGCAATCTTATGCTCTAAACTTCCTAATTTAAAAATTCTAATATTACTAATAGCACCATCAAGGGCTGCCATATCAGCCAATTTAAGTTTCTCAACAACTGTAATATCGTCCATAATGGCATAAATCATAGGATATGCCCATGCCTGCCAATCATCTTTTTTATAATGAAATACTAGAGTTTTATCAGGATCAAGAGGATATGGTTTTTTGTTTTTAGCAGCTTCTATTATTTGTTGTGGTAGACTATCTATAACTCTTTTTTCGTTTTCTGTTTTAGGATTATTTATTAGCTTTCTAAGAGATGCTGGTAATTGTAGTTCATATGTTTTTTCAGTAAGGAAAGAGGACAATGCACCAGCTGAAACTTCTATACAGATAGGATCAATAAATGTATATTTCCAAGGCACCTCTCTTTTTTCTACATTTAATTCTGGTATATCATTAAGCTGCATATCAGCGGCTCCAAGAGCCTTATATAGTTTGTCTGAGGCTTTTATGCTTAGTTTAGCTATTCTTCTATCTATAACAACATTCCCACTCTTATAAAGATTATTCAAAAATCTTTCACTTCTATCTTTCCCATTTATTTTCTTGAACCATCTTCGATAAAATCTTTCAATTCTTTTATTTCTATGCACTAGTCGTATGCCTTGGCTTGCAAAATCTCCCATAAGATCAATCACGTTTTTTACTAAACCAACTCTTTGATAAATTCGTTCTGCTCTTTGCAGAATCATTTTTATCTCATTAGGAGGAGCTTCTTGTGGCCTAAATGTGTAGTAATCGTCTTTTGTTAATCCTGGGCGACTACCGGTAAGACCATCCAAACTAGAGAAATCCAAACTATACCTTCTTCCGCCAGCAGCAGTTGCTCTTTCTACTAAAGTAAACTCGTCTAATGATGCTCCTGCTGTTTTTAATGCCTCTTGTTTGCTAGATAAATCATCTCCCCATGTTACATAGGCTTCTGGTGGTGCAGAGTGTACTGTTCCGAGAACTTCATCCTTTGTTCTTTTTTTAGCCATAATATTAATTCTATTGTAATAGGATTGTAAAACAATTACTGGTAAGTTTATACACTTTATCTATAAATTCCTGTATAAATATCGTCATTAGCATTAGAAGTAAACCATTCTGGACCTTTATACATACTTCCGTTATTTTTAGATTGGTCTTTTGCATTAGCTCCTATAACATCATAATCAACTGGTTTTAATACTTTTGTTAATTGTCTAGCTAACATATTAGCTATTATTAAAGAGCTATATCTATCTTTTCTAAGTCTTCCTTTTTTCCCGTGTCCTAATTTAGTCTCTGGAGTATCCCATCTGTCTCTGGCATTTGGTCCATTACTTGTTTGTGTCATAACTATTGTTGTTAATTCATTTTTCAACTCTTCAATTTCTAAAATGCATTCACTTACATTATCATATAACGGATTGAGATCTGCTTCTAGTATATTTTGACCTTCTTTTTCTATAGCTAATCCTAAAGTCAAATTATCAAATGATGGAAATAATAGGGTTTTGTCTTCTAAATCTTTTCTAAGTCCATGATTAGCTTGGCTGGTCCAGTCTGCTTTAGCAAATTGTACAAGCTCTAATATGTGTAGTCCTGCTTGAGAATCTGTGTCCTTAGCTTTGTCATCATTTACGGTTGGCCAAATTAATAATTCTCCATCCTCTAATTTATTTGGGTCGTGCAATGATTCTTCAATAGCCACACCACCTCCCTGAGCATCCATTCCTATCCTTAAGGGCTTAAAGGTTTTCATCAAATTTCTAATTTTACGAGCACAGAATCCATAGAAATCATGTTCCGTAATTAACCCTGTTTTTTGACGTTCTTTAAAATTAGCTCTATTAGTAGTCCAGCAATACACGATTTTAGAATGTGTAGAATTAACTTCTAATATAACTATACTAAAGTTATCTTGTTCGCTAGCTGGATCTATTCCATATATATATTGTTTATCTGGATCTCCTTTAGCCACCGCATCAAAAAGAATTCTTTTACCATCGATAATAATTTCTTTATTAGATACAACACAACTTTCTATTAAACTTCGTCTAAAAAAACCTTCACTGTCCTTAACAAAGCAAGCAGCATATTCCATATTATAGATTCCATTATGAATAGTTGCTTTAGCTCTACTAACTTGTTTATCGTCCATGAATCCTTTTGGTATTAATTCATAAGGAATACGTATGATACTATAGTCTCTCCAATTAAAATTCTCAGGAACTTCTCCTTTAAATATATCTTCTAATTTAGATTTATCTCCTTTGCTTTCTATAATTGTTTTATATCTTTTCCAATAACTAGCAAAGTGTTTAAAATCATAATCTGCCGTTCCAGAAATTATTGCTTGATTTCCCATCTTAGTATTAAGAACTTCTAATTCTTCATTCCATAAACCAGCGTCTATCATAGCTTTCTTTTTTGCTTGCTCTTTAACATTCTGAATAGGACTAGCACTAACAGCAGCGAATCCAGAAACTACCGTTTCATAAATATCTGGACTTATAGATGCAAATTCGTCAGCAATAATAATATGTGCTCTTAATCCTCTGATTTTACTTCCGTCGCCCATTGGAATAGCTATTGTCCAACTGTCTCCTAATCGGATAGTACATCTGTCAACGTCTCTTCGTGGTCCATCATCATTACCATTAAAAATACTTCTTAAAATAGGACTGTTTCTCCATATTGTTTCCATATATTCAAAGAT